GCCGCACCTTCCGGCCCAAGAGCACCAGTGACGGCAGCGGTCGCACGGATGGCGTCATCAAACGACGTGAACTGCTTGATTGCCAACCCCATCGGAGCACCGACTGCGGCGCCAAACATTCCCAGTTTTGTGCCAACACCTGACAGCGATCGCCCGACGTTGACAACGCTCTTGCTGATGCCGTCAAACGCTTTGAACATGCCGGACAGCCCGGCACCAACGCCGCCAAACGAACCAAGCTTGGAAAGCCGCTTATCAACGGCACCGACCGTGGCAAAGAACGCTTTTGCGTCTGCGCCGATTTCGACGAAGACGCCGCCCATCCGAATGCTGCCGGCTTTACCCATGATTGTCTCCGGTAGCTAGACGTGCTTGTCCCAGTTAGGCCCGAACAGCCGCTTCAAGTCTTCTGGCGTTGCCTCACGCGGCTTGGGCTTCTTGATGTATGGATGAAACTTTGTGGCGTCCGCTGGTGGCTTGGATTGCGTCCGATTGATGTTGTAAGTCTGAGCCAGCAAGGTTGCCGTGTGCCACCACTCAGCCTCTAGGCGGCCGTTGCGGGCTGCGATGAGTTGTCGGAATGTCCATTCTCCTGGGTAGACGCCGAGGACGCCTGCGGCTTCCCAGATTGCTCCCCAGATGCCGCTAGACTCGCCTCCGCTCGCTCCATCAGCTCTAGCGTCGCCTCGTCCATCTTGGCGGCTAGGAGTCCGACTGTCTTGCGGAGGCGTGGCGGGAAAAAATCGATGAGTTCCTGTTCCAGCACCTTGGCGGCAGAGTCCAGAGCATCACCACGCAAGCCGTCAAAGAAATCGTCTTTCGTCAACTTCTTGTCTTCAACCTGACGGCACAGAATAGCGTAGAGCGTCTCGGCAATCGTCGTGTACTGGCCTCGCAGCACTTGCATCGTCGTTGCGATGCTGGAGACGTCCACGATGTCAAACGGCACCTTCTGCCCGTCAACGTCAACCGTGACGTTGTCCCTGACTCGCATGGCAGCGGCGATAGTCAACGCCACCTGCCACGGCCTGCCCTGGTCATCTCGAAACTCACGCATCCCACTACCTCGTCAATCTAGAGTCAGTCATCTTGCCTTCAAGAGTGAACGTCGCCACGCCGTCCACCGGGTCGCTCTCGCTGATGCCGGTCAGCACGGCGAGGAACGAAAAGCCAGCGACGCCGCCAAACACTTCAAACGTCCCGCCCGTGTGCATTTTCTGAAACGCCGTGCCAAGATCCTCCGCGTCGTTCAGTTCGACGCTCACGGTGCATTCGTAACCAGTGCTGTAGACGCTGGCGTATCTACTCCCATACGGGTTGACGTCGATAGTGCGGGCCGACTCTGTCAGCGTCACGTTGCGAGCGCTGGCGATGTAGCCACCATCAAGCATGATGGTGCAATCCTTCCCCAGCGTGATCGCCATCAGAACTCCTTTGCGGTCACGTTGAACGTCACGGCACCATCGATGCCGATGTTTTCCGTAACGCTCATCACCGTGAACCCGCTGCCGGCAGCCTCAAGGGACGAAATGAGCGAGGTCGGATCGTGGCATTCGATTTCCCACATCTTGGTGGTGAATCCGGCCTTTGCGACCTTCTTGCCGGGAGCACCAGATGAGCCGCCGATGTTGCTACGGTTGCTGATGTCAATCGTCTCGCACTCTTCGGTATAGGTCGCCGAGATGATGCCCGTGCCAAACGGAGGAGAAGACGCTGCGTCTTTGCCAAGCGTGATAGCCATGCGTGATAGTCCTTGTGTGTGTTAGGCAGAAACGGTGCGACTGCCGGAAACGGTGTAGGTGATGATGCCGTCGAGCGGTTGGCTCTGGGCAATGCTGGTGACAACGTAGGTGGCGTTGCCGGTCTGCGTGCCGCCAATCGTGAACGTGCCGCCGATGCTGACGCCTGGAGCGTCAACACACTCAAGCTCAATCGTCTGCTCGATGAGCGCCTTGCGGAATTTGCGAGACGTGTCGCCAAACTTGGTCACGTCAACGTCGCTGGCAGAGTTTGTGACGGTGGCAGAACGAGCGTTCGTGACGCCCGTGACGGTCACGTCCTTGCCGAGCGTGATCGTGACAGAAGGAGTAACTGGCATGTATGCCCTCGTGTGCGAGTGCCAGCGGTGCGGCTGGTTCGCTCACGGTATGGGCATGGGGGGCAGTTTTAGACCGGGTATGCCTTACGCCCGGAAGCTCTTTTCGCGGAACACCTTGATCTTTCCTTGCCCCAGCTTGTTTCGAAACTCAGCAGGGATTTTGTGCAGCGACGCCTGCAATCCGATTTCCATGTATCCGCGACCGTTCACTGTCCTATGCCCGACGTTGAATCCCAAGTAAGCGGGCCGGCTGTTTGAGAAAACGCCTACATAGGCACCCTTATAAGTTGTCTGCCGCTTGCGTTTTCCGTTGACCGTAGCAACGTGAAAACTTGATGACTGATACTTCTTTGGCACGTCATGCCCTGCAAACTTCTTGACAGGGTATTTCCCGTGATGCACGTACACGCTGACCGTGCCGCCAAACTCGTGCAGCTGATTGAGCCACGGTGCTTTGCTAGGCCCAATCACAACCGTGCCACGGCTGGCGTCAAAATCAGCCTGGACGTCGTTTCTCAGAAACGCCTTCGGCGACCAAGACGACACCTTGTCTTCGCGTGGCACCTTGCGAACGAATGCCAAAACGGGAATGCCGTCGCGTTCGCCAACTTTCCACCAACGCGGATTTGCAAGAAGTTTTCGTCCTGCCGGAGTGCTGCCGCCGACCATCATTCGTTGCGTGTTGCGACGAACTTCCAACGCTGCTTTCTGCAAAGCAACGGCTGCACCAGCGCCGACGACTTTCGCGGCTTCATCAGCCCATCGAAACTTTGTCTTTTGCTTGCGGCCCGACTTGTCCATCCACGTCAAGCCGACAAATCCCACCTTCGCCACACGTCACCTCAAGCGGTAGGCACAGAGTCCGCAGAGAACGTCCGGTAATTCACCATGATGAGAGCACGCCAGACTCCACGCTCGGACAACGCCTGGCCGGGGTTGTACTGGACGTCGATTTCAATAGGTGACGTCACTCCGATCGGGAAAGCGACCTGCCCCCACGAGTGAGCACGCAGTCGCAGGGCAAGCTCCTCGGCAAAGTCCAACATGACGTCGATGTCAGCCTCGGTTTTCACTTGGCGTCCGATGAAGACGTGCAACGTGAAATCAAGCTGCGAGTGCGTGCGGCTTATTCGAGTGACTTTTGATTCTGCCGGCTGAATGATGACCACTGGATTCACAAACCCAGCCAGATCCGCAGCGACTAGGTTTTGACGCTTGACCGTTGGTTGAACGTCAAGAGACGCAAACTGAGTGGCACCAAGACCAGAACTCAGCGCGTCAGCGATGCTGCGAAGTACGCTTGTCATCTCGCTGGTTCCTCTTGCAGCTCGTCCATCTGTCGCCGCCGCTCAAACACAGCAGTTGCCACGGGCTGTATCGCTTGCATCACGCGGGGCAGCACCATTGACCACCGCCACAAGCAAAAGCCGGTGACGGCGGACGTGAGCAGGATGTCGAGGATGAGGTTTTTCATGGCTGCAACGACTCCCACAGGGCCACGTCGTCAGCGTAGATTTCACGCACGCGGGCTTCCGGCTCTGGCGTTAGAGTCGGCTTGTCGTCGCTCGGATAAGGCGGCGGCACCCATCGGCACGTCTGCTCGTTGAGCGTCCACGACGGGAACGGCTGCGGCGGAACAAAAGCATCCCGGCTAGCGTCGTAAGTGAAACCGATGGAGGCGAAGTTGCGCCGAATGTTGCCGTTGTAGCTGGTCTGAACCCATCGGTCGTTGCCGAACAGGCTCGCAAGGAATGCGATGCCCTTGGCTTCGCTTTCAACGCCGCTGTCGAGCAACTCGGCGTTAGCCACGACGACTACCTGAATCACAACGCTGTGCTGATCTAGTTCTGCGAAGTGTGCCATCAGAATGTAATGCTCCCGCTGCCGGTGAATGAATAGACAGTGTCCCCGCCTACGGTTGTGATTGTCGGAGAACCTGTGGTAGAAGCCGCAGCCTGCGAGGCGCGGATGATTACAACGCCTGCGCCACCCGCTTTTGCGGCACCGCCAGATGGAGCAGTGCCACCGCCACCGCCACCAGTGCCGGTCCGGCCTGCTGTAGCGTTGTCCTCGCCGTCGACACCACTGCCACCCGTGCCGCCGCCTCCCGAGCCGCCTGCGCCGCCATTTACCGCACCGCCGCCACCGCCGCCACCGGCATATGCGACACTTGTCCCGGTGATGTCGTTCGTTGCTCCGGCACCGCCTGCGCCTCCGCTTGCATTCGAATTTGCGACGACGTTCCCGCCGGACGCGGACGCACCACCGCCGCCACCACCGGCGTTGTCGTAATTACCGCCGTTTGCGTTGTTTCCTGTGCCGCCAGCGTTACCCTGCGATGCAGTGCCAGATCCGCCAGATCCGGGCGTGCCCCTGTTTCGAGATCCGCCGCCGCCGCCAGAGCCGCCGCTGCCGCCAGCGTTGCCGTAGAACCCACCATATCCACCGCCAATCGCAGTAAATCCGGCAAACGAAGAATTACTGCCCTGCGACCCGTTTTGTAAATTTGCTGCGCCGCTGCCACCGGCACCGACAGTGATGGCGTATGTGGTCCCAAGATCAAGACTATAGGAGGATTGCGATAGCAAGCCGCCCGCGCCGCCGCCACCACCGACGTTGCTGCCACCACCACCACCACCGGCAACTATGAGATACTTCACCGTTACGAAAGCACGCGGCGTAACGGTTGCCGCGCTGCTCCATGCACCTTGCCCAACACCATTCGTCGCCGCCACGCGGAACGTATACGCCGTGCCGTTGCTCAATCCCGTCACCGTGGCACTCGTCGCCGTCGATACCGACCGCGTGAACGTCGTCCACGACGATCCCGAGTTGCTTGAATACTGCACGGTGTAGTCTGTGATTGGCGTCTGCGCCAGCACCGTAGGTGCCGTCCATGACACGGTTGCCTGTGCATTGCCAGCCGTCGCTGTCACGCCGGTAGGTGCGGGTGGCAGGAACAAATCCCAGCGCGAGTCGCTGGCCGACAGCACGCCGCTTGAGATCGCCAGCCCCGAGCCGACGCGCACGCCGCCCAGCGTCGAGCTGCTGGCCGTTGGCAGCGTGTACGACGTGCCGCCCAGCGTGATCGTCACGATGTTGCCCGAGGCGTCCTTGGTGAAAATTGCGGGGCTTGACGAATCCCATCGGATCGCCAGCTCGTGCGTGTCCAGGTCGCTCGTGAGCGGAACGCTGGATGCGGTGTAGCTGCGCTTCGGTTTGATTTTATTGGCCATGTGTTACGCCCAGTTATAAAAAGTCGTTCCAGTTGCGGAGGACACCGCCAACAGATCGCCAGTGGCATCAATCGCAACGCCGAAACCAACGCGGCTGTTTGCCTGCGTGCCAGAGATGCTGGACCCTCGCTGCGTGCGGCTTGAACCGGAGACCGAAAAGACCTGCACAATACCGGCGTCACTGCCAGCAGCGTCATCGCCAGGCGAACCAAAAGCAAAAACGCTTCCCGTGCCGTTCAGTGCGATTGACGACGCCAAGCTCTGCGAACTGCCGATGGAACTGGTGTTAGAGGCATAGGCAAAACCGTTACCCAATGCCGTTGCCGTCACCTGTCCATCATCTGAAATCGCAGCCGCGATCGACGCGCCAACGGTGGAATATCCGCCATACGATGCCGGAGGAGTCCAGCTGGTGCCAGACCAAGTAAATATGTGACTCTCTCCAGTATTTGCGCCATAAGCGTAGTGATGCGCAACAAACAGCTTAGAACCACTGCCCGACAGGGCTACCGAGAATCCGAACCGAACGCTCGAAGATGGGGCGCTTGAGGCACCTTGATAAACAGAGTCCACCGTCAAGGTGGACCCTCGCTGACTCCACGCCGAGTTCGTCCACTGATACGCTCGCACTTCGCCTGGAGTTGTTGACCCGCCGTCAAATAGTCCGTAGGCCAACAGGGTGCCGTTCTGGTTGAGCGATATGGACGCGCCGCCTTGCCAGTTGGATGGCATTGTGACGTCCGACCGCAGCAGCCACGTTGACCCGTTCCAATCGTAGACGCGAATTGCCGGCACACCGTATTGCCCGACTTTATTTACAAGCGCAACAGTGCTGCCGTCTCGAGAGAACGACATGGCGGTAATGTTTGCGTTAGATGACGAATTATCTGCGGTGCCGTAGAGAGACTGCCCGCGTTGCGCCCAGTCCGTGCCAGACCATGCCAACACTTTTGCCGAAGATGAGTTTGATACGCACGCAAGCAACCCATTCGCAGACAGTGCAACCTTGCTGTCAGTTGCAGACTGCACAGAGCCACGCTGCACCCATGCCGTGCCGGGAACTGTCAATGTCGCCGGGCTGCTGGTGACGCTCTGCGCCCCCGCGGCTGAGACCAAAACGCGGTATTGATCGCCCTGGTCATTGGCTGCCGACAGTCCTGAGATGGCAAGCGATGCTGACGTTGCTCCTGTGACGTTCGACCACGACGTCCCGGTGTCGTCGCTGCGTTGCCATTGGTATGCAAGCGTGCCAGCAGTGACCGATGCCGTGATGCTGAATGTGGCAGCGCCTGCGGAGGCTGTTTGATTACTCGGCTGCTGAGTGATCGTGATGGTATTTGGGTAAACAATCTCGCCGATGTAAGTACCCCCATCAATCGCATCATTAGCCCCAATTCCGCTGCCGCTTGCCGCAATCGTCAGCGTGCTATTTGCGGACGTGATCGTGACATTGCTGCCAGCCGCCAGCGTCAGCCCGCCCGTGAGGTTGTTGAGCGACGTGACGTAGCTGTGCGAGTGATTGGCCGCCGCCGCCCCGAGCGTCGAGAGAGACGGCAGCGCGTGCGTGTGGTCGCTCCGGCTTGCAGACGTGCTGCTGCCAGCCGCCGCCGTGCCGAGAGCAGACGGCGTGGCATCCGAGAGCGTCAGGTTTGACGATCCGCCGCCGCTGCCAGCCGCTCCTTGCGGAATGCCGAACGCCAGGGCGACGTTGGCTCCGCCGTTGCTCGTCGTCGTCGTCACGGTGGCAGAGCTGCCAGCCGAGAGCGTTGACGCGCTCGCCGTGAACGTCGGCGTTACGCCGTTGGTGCCGTTGGTGCCGTTGGTGCCGTCCACACCGCGAGGGATGCCGAACGCCAGCGTCAGATTTCCGCCGCTGGTCGTGCCGTTCACCGTGGCGTTGCTGCCCGCTGCAAGCGTCGTGGTATTGCCCACGCTCACCAGCGTTGCTGGCCCAGCAGGAATGCCGATGTCCAGCGACGCCGCATAGGCTGTGCCGACGTTTTTCACGTAGGCCGACGCGTCGGGGGAGAGTGTCGTCGTTGAGTTGATCGCCAGCGTGCCGGCCACAACCGTGGCGTTGCCGGGCGAGACGGTGCCGACTGCGACGTTGACAGCACCGCCGTTGCCAACGGTGGCATTGACCGTCGATCCGTTGGACACGGAGACGTTCGCGGCACCTGCGTTTGTGACGTTGACTGTGATGTCGCTCATGGGGCCTTCGGTATGAAGTCACCGCTGACGATGGTGCGAGTGATTCCGCCAGGAGCAACCCAACGGACAAAGTGCCGATACTTAATCGCAGGCGATAGCGACGCAGTCTGCTCTTCGCTTGCACCCCAAGTCAGCGTGCCAGTGCTGGCGTTTGCAACAGTGATCGTCGGCGTGATTGCAGTCGCCCCAACGGCACTCACAGTGCCGCCGCCGCCACCGAAAAAGCCGTTGGCGCTGACGACGTAGACGCCTGCGGTAAACGTGTAGCCGGTGACACTGGTTCCAAGCGAGAGCGTGAAGTTCAGTTCGTCGCCGACTACGAACGTGACCGTGAGATCACCCGGCAGCTGCTGGAAAGTCGGCATTTCGTGAACTCCTCGTGGCTGGCATTGTCACTGTCACTGCTGTTTTCAAGACCGGCTACGTCAGAACGTGCCGCCGTCAATCGACGTGTTGTCAATCGTTGCCGACCAGGTGCCAGCCGTGACGGTGCCAGTGCTCGTCAAGCTTGAGCCAGTGACGCCAGAACCGAGAGCGGTAGACGTCAGCACGTTCGTGCCGTTGATCTTGTACGCCATGCCGCTGAGAAGATTGAGGTGCGTGCTTGACGTCCAGGCCGACGTGCTTGCCACCCAGTTAAACGTGTAGTCAGCCGCAGCGTGAATCGTGATGCCGCCGCCGTCAGCGGCAGCGTCAGTCGTGCTGCCCTTCGCCAACTCAATGTTCTTGTCGGCGATAGACAGCGTGCTGCTGGAAATCGTGGTTGTTGAGCCATTGACAGTGAGGTTGCCGGAAATCGTCAGATTCTGCGAGATCGTGCCGCCGGTAAGAGGCAGATATGTGGACGCAGCAGAGGACGACGACAGATATGCGCTGCTTGCAGCTGCCGGCGTCAGATACGTCGAGGCGGCAGAGGATTGCGTCAGATACGTGCTGGAAGCCGTCGCCTGCGTCAAATAGGTGGACGCAGCTGTTGCACTTGTCAGGTACGCACCAGGGCCGCCAATGGCGACAACGGTTGCCGATCCGCCAG